AGCACTTAGAAAAAAACGACCCAGAAAAAATGTTGAAGCTGGTTGGTTTGAAATGCTTGTCTTGGAAATCATGAAACATGATCTAGTAGTAGGTAAACACTATCTTATCAACGGTGATCTTAGAATCCAAAGTAATTTTGAGAATTGGAAAGAAACCTATCCCAAGTATGACCATGTGTTTCAAAGAGTAATGGGATTAGACTTTTTTAACCATCATTATTTTTTGCAGTACGTTCATAGAACGCAACTTGAATTAGATGCCAATTCAACAACAGTCAACGTCAACAATTATGAAACGTATGGTTATTTACCCAATGCTAAAGTTAGGCATTTTTACATAGAACCAAACGATGTGTTTGGAGAAATTAGTGATCCGATTAGTGTTGACCGTGCCGAACATCATTGGGCGATGGCGCAATTACCAAGAATAAAAACTCGGGAAATCTTGGAGGGCATACCAACACCGGAAGACAAAACCAAGGACTTGATTTGTTTTAACGCCAGAGAAAGAGAACATCGAGCAGTCATGGTCTCCGAACTTTTTAGGTTGGGATATGATAATAATAATTCTCATATCAGTTGGATGGAAAGGAAGGCCTTAGAAACTTCTTCTATCGACACTTGGAGAACCATGTGTTTTGATCGGTTCGGAAAGGATGAGTGGGTTGGTTCGGAGAAACGCAACGGGTGGAGAGAACTGATGAACTCTATTGAATCAAGGGAACATTTTTATGACTTCTGGGGAAATCACGGTACAATTATTTCTGATTGTAATACCGATCAAGTACATGCGGATGATAGAGCAATTCCGGTAGACATGTTTAGGGAATCATATTTCCTTCTTGTTACTGAAACCCTGTATAGCGCTAATAGCAAAGACTGTTTGCAGATAACAGAAAAAACATACAAAGCGCTTGCTTATAGGATGCCTTTTATTATAGTTGGTAGTTATGGTACACTTGAATATCTGAAAAGTCTTGGATACCAGACCTTCCCCCACATGTTTGATGAGTCATATGATGAAATTGAAGACCCAGCTGAAAGAATGTCTGCGATCTGCAATGAACTTAAAAAGTGGAAAAACATGTCCGATGAAGAGAAAAGAGATCGGTATGGAAAAACTATGAGTACTTTAAAACATAATTACCACCATTTTAAATCATCTTCACCAAACCGGATGATCGAAGTTAAAAATGTATTCGACAGGTTGAAACTGCATGTCTGACTATTTTACAAATGGACCTTGCGTTGCTTCTGGTAGTATTCTTATAACAGAATTTGACAAAATATTTTTTAACACGTTGACATCTAACATACCGTATGATGTTTGTCTTATTGATACCACTTGGATTGACGACCCCAAAATTTTCAAAAATTTTGTTGACTGGCAACGCACTGTTGATAGACCCAGAGCATTTTTGTATTCCGGTATGGATTGGTCCAGTGTACGTCAGGGAACACATCTTTCACAAGTTGCCCATACGTTTTTTACACACAGGTTCGATTGCACACACATTGGCAATTCAAACGAGGGACACTATTTTAGTTTTTGGGTAGAATTTATTGACGCACACAGAGAATATTTTTTCGATGATGCGTATACAGTGTCTCCAGATTTTGAACATCACTTTATGTGTCTGAATCATAAGTGCAATGACCACAGGGCGTATTTGTTAAATAAACTTTTTAAAGATGCGGAGGTGTGGAAACGGGGAAACATTTCTGTTATACAACAAGATAACAGATACAACTTTCCACACCCAATTATTTTAGAAGAAGACAGACCCAGAGAACTGGTTAAAAAATTTTATAAGGCGGAGACTCTTTCAAATAAACACATTAAAAATGATATCGTATCATTGGGAGACCCCAGACATTGGCGATCTCATTTTGCCACGGTGGTGACAGAGAGTTGTCAACACACTGACGTTTTCTTGAGCGAAAAGATATTCAAACCGTTAATTGGGATGAGACCATTTTTGGCCTTGGGTGATAGGAATCTTTATGCAAAACTGAGAGAACTTGGATTCGATACTTTTGATGATTTGTTTCCGAATGTTGGAATTTGGCATGATAATTATGAACGCCGAGCAAATAATTTGGTAAAAGATTTATCAAGTTTTTGTCGGACCCCGATATCAGACCTTGACGGCGTGTATGATTCCATATATACTAGGTTAGAACATAATCGTGAAAACATGATTTCATTGATTGCAAAGAATAAACAATGGATACAGGATTTGAGTAAATTATGAAAATTGGTTTTATTGGATTTGGAAAATTGGGCCAACCATGTGGTGAAGTCATTTCCAAAAAAGGACATGATGTTGTTGCATATGATGTGAACCATCTTTTGATTGACACCTTTGTTGAGATGAAAGAGTCAATCAGAGATGCGGTCAGTGACAGGGAGATTGTCTTTGTTGCGGTGCCTACGCCGCACGATCCAAACTATGATGGGTCTGCACCCACTCACTTTATGCCCCCGAAAGATTTTAGTTATGATATTGTTAGGGACGTTTTGTGGGAAGCAAACAAACACATGAACAAAGATCAATTGTTAGTGTTGATTAGTACTGTGCTACCAGGCACTGTCCGAAGAGAGTTTGTTCATTTGGTGTTTAATACTCGTTTTGTTTACAATCCTTATTTGATTGCAATGGGAACTGTCGATTGGGACATGGTAAATCCAGAGATGGTCATGATCGGTACAGAGGATGGCACTGAGACGGGAGACGCAAAAGAACTCAAAGAATTTTATCAGTCTATCATGGAAAACGATCCAAGGTATGTGATTGGTACTTGGGATGAGTGTGAATGTATCAAAGTATTCTACAATACTTTTATCAGTGCAAAGATTGGTCTGGTAAACATGATACAAGACGTTGCAGAGAAACAGGGTAACATTAATGTTGATGTTGTTGCAAGCGCGCTGCGAGACAGTACACAGAGAATCATGGGTCCGAGTTACATGAAGCCCGGTATGGGTGACGGTGGTGCTTGTCACCCCAGAGACAACATTGCTCTCAGATTCATGGCAGAGAAGTTGCACCTTGGATATGATCTCTTTGCAAGTATCATGCAGGCAAGAGACAAACAGGCAGAGAATATGGCGTTTAGTATTCTCAAGCTTGGGAGAAATATTTTCTTCACTTCTGACTCTTACAAACCGCATGTAGAGTATACTAACGGTAGTTATAGTTTGTTGGTACAACACTATGTAAAATCACATGGAGCGAAGATCACAGATGTAGGTGATGCTGATGTAGTTTTTCGTGTGCATGAAAGCGATGAAATTTTTGAAGAAGAGTTACAGGGGGGTGCTGTTATATTTGACCCTTGGAGAACTTATGAATCAAAAACTAAACGACATAATGTTGTCCACTATGGTAATACTAGACCATGAAAAAACTATGGGCGCTTCCCACAGAAAGTAATACTGCATTTGGTTTGTCAGATACTAGTCATTTCGATACTGTGTTAGAATGGTTTCCCACCGACGAGAAAAGTCGTTATGAAGAGAACCTTTTAAAGTATCCATCACTCATGAAAAAGTGGGAAGGCGTTGATATAACCTATGACATAAATGAGTATGGGTTTCGGTCTCCTTCTTTTTATGACTCCAATAATAATATAGTTTTTCTCGGATGCAGCCATACTACTGGTATTGGATTGCCTCTTGAAAAGACTTTTCCATATTTGATATCCGAAAAACTGGGACTGAATCTATGCAATCTTTCCGTACCCGGCCGTTCTAATGATACATGTTATAGATTGGGGTCTTTTTGGATACCAATAATAAAACCAAAAGTTGTTATATGTTATGTAGTATCAAAAGCTAGAATGGAAGTTAAAGTTACTAGTAAAGGAAGTGAACTTCACGGTGATATCGCATCATTTTATCATAACTTTCTCCCGTCAAAAAATAATACAGACGTATTGGGTATCAACTTTGGGGATTTTTATGAACAGTGGTGTTTCAATGAGGAAAATTTAGATTATAACAAACAAAAAAATATGGATGCTTTGGAAACGGTATGTTCTAGAAACGGTTCCAAATTTTATTGTTTTGATGATGTCTTTATTACTGAGAAATACCTCAATCCAGCTGGAAGACCTTATTTGGGAGATTTGAAATATCTTGCTAGGGATACTATGCACCCAGGCGAAGTAGAAAACGAATTTATATCAGACACAGTTTTAGGAGAACTCGGGTATGACAAAAATCAAAAAGCTTTACCGAAGAATCAAACAGAAAATTGTTGATTGGAAGATGCGAAGAAAGATTAGAAAAAGGTTGAAAGAAATGAAAGACCGCGACCCGTTCATCTATGATTAATTGGGGAGTCAGTGCTGGGTATCATGATGCATCTCTATCTGTTGTAAAAGATGGACAGATAGTTTTTGCAGGACATGCAGAAAGATACTCCAGATACAAAAACGACAAACATCTCAATGGGTTTTTGATTGAGGATGCTTTGTCACATGGGGAACCAGATGTCGTATACTGGTATGAGAACCCACTCCTAAAAGCAACCAGAAGAATCTACTCTGGTCAAAAAAATATCTGGACCAATCCAAAGAAATATCTCATCGACCACGGATATAAACCTCGCAAGATGAAGTGGGGGAACCACCATCGCAGTCATATGGCTGCTGGATATTACACCAGACCATTTGAGGATTGTGCCACTCTTGTTATCGATGCAATCGGTGAGTGGATAACAACGTCTATATGGCGTGATGAGACTATGGTTTGGTCCAAGAGGTATCCCAACTCTTTGGGGTTGTTTTATTCTGCATTTACTGATAGGATTGGATTGAAGGCCAATGAGGATGAATATATTCTTATGGGCATGGCTGCATATGGAGACAAACATCGATTCAAGGAAGACTTGATGAAACTTGTGGACGATAAGACAGAGTTTCATCGCGGAGTTAAGTGGTGGAAACCAGAACTCAAGGAGGAGGACTACTTTGACGTTGCAGCATCAGTACAACATATGTATGAATCTGAACTGGCTTCACTGTTGTACTTTGCAGGAAACCTTACCAAAAGAAAAAAATTGGTTTTCATGGGAGGATGTGCATTAAACTGTCTTGCAAACAGGTTGATCCCAGTTTTCTTTGATGATTATTGGATCATGCCAAACCCAGGCGATGCGGGATCATCTCTGGGTGCTGTTCTAGCGGGGACAGAACAAAGGGTGGAGTTTGAGACACCTTACCTTGGACATAAGATAGAGGGAGAATATCCAAGTGAAGAAATTCTGGGGGAACTTGATAGAAATGGAATTGTCGGAGTTGCAAACGGTTGCGCTGAGTTTGGTCCTCGTGCTTTGGGGAATCGGAGTCTTCTTGCTGATCCTCGCGGCGAATTCATGAAGTCAAAGGTCAACGCGATCAAAAAGAGGCAAGAGTTTAGACCATTTGCACCTGTTATCAGGGAAGAGGATGCACACAAGTGTTTTAATGTAAGTCGTGGATTTTCTTCACCATATATGCAAGAAATAGTTACATGCAAAGACCCAGAGAAATATCCCGCCATAGTACACAAAGATGGCACCAGCAGAGTCCAAACGGTCAATCAGAGACAACACAGCGGTCTATACGAGGTACTTACTCACTGGAAACACAAAACTGGTTGTCCTATGTTGTTGAATACAAGCCTTAATATCAAAGGCGAACCTATTGTAAATGATATAAATGATGCAAATAGGTTTGAAAAAAAGTATAATGTCAAAGTATTCAAATAAATAAGTATATAATAAGTAGAACCAAGTGTAGTATAAAATGGACAATGTAGTAAAGTTTCCAAAGAAAAGAACTTCAGAGCCTACTGGATATAGAATTAATCTTTACACGGAAGACGATATAACTATTGTCTTGACTTGTTTGAATCTATCTGATGATATGGATGATGATAAAAAGTGGGTGCGTAGGGATTTGAGAACCATTGAGCCTGAGTTTGTCATATCCAAAATGAAAATGTGTTTGGACAGTCCCATTTTATCGGAAATCTGCAAGAAGACTATATTCAGAATTATCAATTCTGTGGAGGTGTTGCCGTTATCTACTCTATATGCAGAATTCTGAGATGTATTGGTGGAATGAGAAACAAAAACTTGCAGTAGTAGAAATTCCAAAAAATGCTTCTACAAGTTTTAGACACAATTTTAAGTCTTGGCCACATTTAGATACTGTGGAATTATTTAAACAGAATAAGGCGCAAGAAGTGATTGTAGTGTTTAGAGACCCATACGAAAGGTTTCTTTCAGCCATAAATCGGTATATGGATATATCCAATTGGACAGGAGATTCCCGATCCAAATACCGTCCCGATATTACACCCGAAGTAATGTTTCCGTGGTACATTCCAAATCACTTCAACCACAATGAAAGCATTTTTAAATCTGACGTTGATGTTCATTTTCTGCCGCAAAATATCGAAGTCCAACGCAGATTCTATGTGGAATATCCAGAAAGATATACATTCTTTTGGATGTCGAAAGAAAATGACGTTGTTTTGGACGTACAAGCATATCTTTGGAATAAATACAAGATAACGCCCCCTAGATACGGCGAAATCAAAGAAAATGTGGGGCCAATCAACATTATAAAAGAGGTCGATGAGACTATTGTCAAAAACACTTATAGAGACGATTATGAGTTTTTTGAATATATAACAAAGGAACGTGGATGGGAAAACAAATAGGAGGAAAATTACATAGTATTGTTTGCAACCTAAATTAACTAAGAGTCGGGAAAACAACTATGCCAAAAAGAAAATCAAATCTTCAACTAATTCAAGATTCTGAAACTCAGAGAAATCCTAATACTAGTTTGAAGATGCGAATCGATGATCTAATTACAGTCGATGCAATGACCGAAACGCAGGGTCAGTTTTTTTCTCAGTATCAATCTGGTGGAACTGCAATGGTTCTACATGGATGTGCTGGTACAGGAAAAACTTTTATTGCATTATACAAGGCGATAGAGGAAGTATTAAACAAAGGAGGTTTTTACAAGAAGGTTATAATCGTGCGATCTGCCGTGCCCTCTAGAGAAATTGGTCACTTGCCTGGTGACGAAAAGGACAAATCCGAAGTTTACATGGCTCCATATGTGACCATGTGCGAAGAATTATTCCCCACAAAACAACAAGCATTTCAACGTCTCGTTGAACAAAAACATCTAGACTTTATGATTACCTCGTTTGTCCGTGGACTTACATTGGATAACGCGATTGTCATTGTAGATGAGTGTCAGAACATGAACGACATGGAACTCAATTCTATCATGACCAGAATCGGGGTGGGTAGCAAAATCGTTTTCTGCGGCGACTTCCGCCAAACAGACTTATACAAGAGAGGAGACATGTCTGGTTTGCAGAAATTTATGGTGATTGCTGAAAATATGCCATCATTCCATACATTTGAATTTGATACCGACGACATTGTTAGAAGTGATCTTGTACGAGAATACTTGCTTGCGAGGATGAAATATGAAGACGATATGTCTTGACATTTGGTTATAAGTATAGTATGATAGTTGAAAGTTATACGGTATTGTTTTATGTTTCATCATGTAGAAAAGTCTTACAGTCTCCCCAAACTCATTAGGGAAAACTACGAAGGCAAGAGAATGTACAAGACGGATGGTGGTGTCAGATTTCCCTCTGTCACCACCGTTCTTGGACACAAGAGTAAACCAGGCATCGTTGCTTGGCGTAAACGTGTCGGTGCAGAAAAAGCAAACAGAATCAGCAATCAGGCTTCTGTTCGTGGTACAAAAATCCACTCCGTTTGCGAAGATTATGTAAACAACGAAGAATTGACTTTCGACAAACTATCCTTTGTTGAAGTTGACATGTTCAATAAAATGAAACCTCTCATTGATAGAATCGACAACATCCATTGTGTTGAAGAGTTTCTATACAGTGAACATCTCCGCCTCGCCGGTCAGTGTGACTGCATTGCTGAGTTTGACGGCAGGCTCTCTATTATAGACTTCAAAACCTCCGGCAGACCAAAGAAAGAACAGTATATCCAAAACTACTTTGCACAGTGTGCTGCCTATGCAATTATGTTTGAGGAGAGAACCGGAATTCCTATCGATACAAGTGTCATAATTATCGGTGTCCAAGACGATGAACCCCAGTTATTTGTACAAAAACGGGACGATCATGTGGACTATTTACTAGAATGTCGTGATTTATACGAGTCTGAGGTCTTGACATCTGCTGCCTAGGTATGTTATTATAAATACTTGATCGGTCGTTGAAGTGGACTGAAAGATTGTAGGACGCGGGTGCGATTCCCGCCACCTCCACCAAATGCACATTAGAACCACCTTAGCGGGATCAGCCGTAGACCGTTGGTCAGGGCGGAACGAAGCGGGAGCTAGTGTGCATCTGATGGGGGTGAATAGGTTCGACTGCGATTGCATAGGATAAACCGAGACTGATTGACTGGCAAAGCGCCACCTAAAGTAAACGCAAACGATGACGTTTATGCTCTAGCCGCCTAAGGCTAGTGGGGTATGGGTTCCACCTTATAATTCAACGGACCCAAACACACAACACACAAGGAAATAAATTATGTCTAGATCAAATCCATACGAACTCAGGTTCGACATGTTTCAACAGGCAAGAGAAATTCTCGTAGATGAGTATCACGCAAAAACATCGGAGTTGATGGCTCGTTATGAGTTGGTGGAGGGGGCAGAGTATCCAACGAATTTGCCCGAATACCCCTCATTCAAAACAATCGTTGATATGGCAAAAGAAATCAACACATACGTTTCTGATTAGTTCTGAGGTATGGGCACCACCCCAACGGGCCCACTAATATAAAGAAAGGAGAAATCAGTGGTGTTCCCAAAGATTTTAACTTGGATATTTGCATTAGTTTTGGTTCTTACTCCAACAGTCGCAGTACTGTCTGTTAAACCAATCCCAGATTTTCTGGTCCTAGAACCAATAGTGGTTTATGCCACTCCGGTTGTGATAAAACAAAAACAACCAGACCCCGAAGAAGTTTTCTGTCTTGCTCAAAACATATATCACGAAGCAAGAGGTGAAGATTTGTCTGGACAAAGGGCTGTTGCTCATGTTACAATGAACAGAGTGTTCAGTGATAAATTTCCGAATACGGTCTGTGAAGTTGTTTATCAGGCTAGACTTTCAAAGTGGTGGTTAGAACGAGGAAAAAAAGTTCCTGTTAAGAATAAGTGTCAGTTTTCTTGGTACTGCGACGGCAAGTCTGATGGGATTAGTGATTGGGAATCTTTTGATAATATAGTGGATATATCTAGAGAAATTATTTTGGGAAAAAATGGTGATAATACAAACGGCGCGGTTTACTATCACGCTGATTATGTCAAACCTAATTGGTCTAACGCCATGACGGTTAGTGCCGTATATGATAACCATATTTTTTATAGTGATTAAATGTCAACACACAATTTTATTGTAACTGGTGGATGTGGGTTTATTGGGTCTCATTTGGTCGAGGCTCTCCTTTTACATGGACAGAATGTTTTGGTTGTGGATGATCTCAGCAAAGGACATTACAAAGTCCCCCACAAGAATGTCCAGTACCTTACTCAAAATGTATCGGATGTTTTTCCTGCTGGGAGGTATGATGCAATCTTTCATTTGGCTGCGACACCCAGAGTGAGGATGTCTCAAAAGAATCCTTACCATACAATTAGAAATAATTTAGATACTACGTTGACCGTTTGTGAGTGGGCTAGAAAACTGAGAGTCCCCATATTCTTTGCTGCTTCTTCTAGTACACAGTTTAGTAAGAAGGATGCGAATCCATATACTTTTAGTAAGGCTACTTGTGAAGAGATACTAGAATTGTATCGATCCCTTTACAATATCAAGTATCATATGTTATACTTCTACAATGTATATGGACCCAGAGAGGCAGACTACGGTATATACAGTACAGTTGTCAGGGCATTCAAGAAGTGTGTAGAAGAAGACAAACCCCTGAGAATATATGGTAGTGGAAAGAAAGAAAGAGATTTTACTCATGTGTATGATGTTGTAGACGGCATTTTTCAGTTGTTGCAACAAAAAAGAAAACCACAAGATATCCATTTGGGCAGAGGAACCCCCGTCAGTATTTCGGATGTTGCTAAAGCTTTCGATCATCCGGTGGTTCATGAGTTTGATAAACCAGGCGAAAGTGAAAAGACCATGTGTGAGTCACCTTATTATGATTGCGAATATGATGTGATTCGGTATATAAAGGATTGGAAATCAGATTACTTAGAAAGTAAATTAAATAAGGAAGAATCGCATGCCAACAAAGAACCAACCCAAATTAGACCCAACCCAGACGGATGAGTATATGATAACTAATCAACAATTTTCTAGTGCTGTTGAATTTTCTCAACACATTGAACGCAAGGCCAGTCTCAGACAAAATTATATTGATGTTCTCACAGATTTTTGTGTTCGCAATGAAGTAGAGATTGAAAGTGTTAAAAAACTACTTACTCCGTCTTTGAAAGAAAAGATCACCGCAGAGGCTCAGAATCTAAATCTCCTCAAACAGAAGAATTCTGGTAAACTGCCAATATGATAGAACCCTTTGAAGTCTACCGACTTTATTTAGCAATTAAACTACACTTTACAACCAAGAACTACGACATTGTAAAGTACAAGGGCAAAGTCCGAGTCAAAGAAGAAACCTTCCGCAAGAGAAAAGACCTCATCTCTATTAAGAAACTTGCTCGGGATTATAGCAGGGAAGAGATTATAAATTTTCTTGTTGCAAACTTTGTATCCGGTGAGAAGTGGGGTGGATTGTTTGACGTTGATGCCGCTAGACGATACGAAGAGTGGCAGAATCGAAAACTCAAAAGAGAGTATCAATTCAAGCAGGATGTTGATAGAATCGTGCTGGACATGGAAAAGGAAAATATAGGTGACCCATTCATTTCTATAAATGGCAAACATCCCTTGACTTTTCGTCTCTTTTTTGGTAATATAATTAGTATAGAGACAATGACAATCTTAGATAAGATTTTTAACTTTGTCGATATGAACGCAAATGATATCTTGCTTGAAGATGCATCCATGTGTATAAAAAAGTATAGACCATTTGTCAGGTTGTCCGACAATTTGAAGTCCTCAGCCGACCCTCTGAAAGATGTTATAAATAAGGAAGTACATCAATGAGTAAGTCAAAACGTTCCCGAGGAAATTATTCAAAGGAACAACGTATTCATCGGGTTTCTAGTGAAGGTAAAACTAGACTTGACAAATACAAACATCTAGTGTATGATGAAGATGTATATGATAGTGATGAGTTCGTCGAATCACTAACAGCAAAAAGCAAAATATACAGTAAACAAGAACCCAAATAAATCGCATAAAGGAAAAAACTATGTCTGCAAATTCACTTTCTGATCTCCGTAAGAGTCGTGGCAGTTTCGATACTTTGCTTAAGCAAGTTGAGAAAATGTCAACCACTACCACAGAATCCAATGATACCGGCAAAGAGTGGAAACTCTCTGTTGATAAGGCTGGAAATGGTTCTGCCGTAATTCGCTTCCTTCCCCCCTCCAAGGGTGAGGAGAGTTATTGGGTACGTCTTTGGACACACGGTTTCCAAGGCCCTATGGGTAAGTGGTATATCGAAAACTCTCTTACTACTCTGAACCAACCCGATCCTGTTTCAGAACTCAACACAAAACTCTGGAACACTGGTGCGGATGCTGATAAGGAGACTGCTCGTAAACAGAAGCGCCGTCTTTCTTATTACTCTAACATTCTTGTTGTGAGTGATCCTGCCAACCCAGAAAACGAAGGTAAAGTTTTCTTGTATCGTTACGGTCAGAAAATCTTTGAGATGGTTCAAGATGTAATCAAACCAGAACTTCCTACCGAAGACCCCATCAATCCTTTTGATCCGTGGGAAGGTGTGGACTTTGCGCTCCTCGCAAGGAATGTTGCTGGTTATCGGAATTACGATAAGTCTAAGTTTGGTTCCAAGGTTCGTCCTGTTGCCGAATCCGATGAAGCCATTGATGCAATCTGGGCCCAACAGTATTCTCTTAACGAGATTGTTGATCCTAGTCAATTCAAGTCTTACGACGAACTCTCACAAAAGTTGACTGCTGTCTTGGGTGGTGCTGTCGCTCCCGCACCTACCGTATCATCGCAAACCGATGATATTGAAGACGATATCTTTGTTGCGGAAACTACCGCAACAGAAACAGTTACAGTTTCATCATCTGATGATGAAGATGCCATGTCGTATTTCTCCCGACTGGCAGACGATGACTGATACATAGTCTCGTCTCCTTTGGGCGCCATAAATACTTGGCGCCCTTTTTTTATCTGGTGAACGATGCACAGTATTATTTTTGGTGGGCAACTTGAAGACTTGGGCATGGAGTTTGATAGCTCAAAGATTAGTATCAGACGGTCTTCTGGTGGCCACAAGATTGCTACATTTCTCCGTCAACAGGGATATGATGTCGAAGTCCTCGACTATGTTCACAGATGGAGTTTAGATCAGCTTAAAAAATACATTGAACCGAAAGTCACCGATGACTTTTTGTTTTTTGGATTTGGTTCTACGTTTTTTCTCAATACACCCACCGTTCTTGAATTAGTAAAATGGTTGAAGGAACGGTATCCACACATACCCCTTGTTGCAGGCAGTCAAAACAATTCGATGAAAGAATTGGAGATGGATTGGTATGTGTATGGGTATGGTGAGAATGCCATCCTTGCACTGATCGACCACTTCAAGGGTGGACCAGAACCCATTCATGCAAACAGGATGATAAACTGTTACGTCAATTACAAGTCTTTTCCCCTAGATGATCTCACGGTGTCATACAAGGATACCGACCACATAACTCCCAGAGAAATTCTTTTGTTAGAGTTTGCCCGTGGTTGCAAATTCAAATGTAAGTTTTGCAGTTTCCCCGTTCTAGGTGTCAAGGGCGATTACTCTCGCACGGCTCAAAGTGTGTACGATGAGATGCTGGAGAACTATGATAAGTGGGGTACGGAACACTACATTGTACTTGATGAAACCTTTAACGATTCCAGTGAGAAGATTGAGAAGTTTGCCAGTGTCATAGAGAAACTACCATTCACACCGAAGATGACTGCGTACATTCGTGCAGACCTGATTACTACCAGAAAACGGGATTGGGACAATCTAATCAAGATGGGAATCACCTCACACTTCTATGGTGTTGAGAGTATGAATCACAAGTCCGCCAAGTCTATCGGCAAAGGTATGGACAGTGGCAGAATCAAAGAGGGATTGTTAGAGGTTGATGAGTACTTCCGCAGTGCGGGGTTTTACAAGGGTCACATATCTCTGATTGCTGGTTTGCCGCATGAGACGATAGACACGTTGCGAGACACCGGCAGATGGTTGTCCGAATACTGGAACCAGAATAGTTATCACATGAATGTTCTGATGATAAAAGATTTGGAACGCCATACAGAAACACTGAATCACAATTCGGAGTTTGACAAAAACTGGTTTGACTATGGGTATCGCCGAGAGATTATTCCGATTGACAACATAGATTGGTCAAAGAGTAGAAACCCGTATTACAAACAATTGTATGATTATGTTGCGTCTACGGGATACTATTTGTTCTGGAAAAACGAACATACAAACTTACAAGAAGTTATGCGTTTCTGTGCAGAGGAATTTAGTGAGTATCAGGCGAAGAACTTGATCGACCCATTCATGTATGATAAATTCTTTATTGATCCCAGCGTAAAGTGGTCAGACTTTGCCACAGAGGTTCACATGGAAAGAAGGACTGAACATGTGTTGGGTCACGTTGATGAGTATATCACTAAGAAACTATTGGGTTAGTGTCGAGTTTAAACAGCATAACTA